TCTTCCATTGGATTAAATGTAGCAGTCCAACTCAATACGGAAGTAGGAGTAAAGATTTCAACTTTGTTTCCCGTAAGATAGTAACTTGGGTAAACACGATAAAGGTTGTACATATTATCTGCACTAATTGTATATGAATGCGTTAACCCCGTTTGTAACTGCGTATATTGTACCGTCCAACCAACTTCCAAATAAGCCGTAAACGTACCCGCCCGTTCTAATTGATTTAAACTTGGATTATTATTTGCATCCGACCAAAAGTAATAATCCATTTCGTCTAAATGTACTGGCATTGCTTGACCGTGAGACGGATTGTAACCTTGTGAATAATACCCAAACCCATCGTACGCCCAATAAGTTATTGTATCCAACAAAACGTAGGTATTCAAAACTAATTTGTAACGCTTTACGTCAACTAAAACGTATTGATTAAAACCCAATAAACCACCATCAGTAGAATAATTATTTATAAACGCATCGTGTTTTATTTGCTCCATTAGATAAGGAGAAATATTGTACAACGTCTGCGTATTATTACTTGCTGGAATAAGTTTTTCAAGTGTGTAACTCGGTGAACTCGGTGGTGTTGTTCCGTTGTAATAAATGTAAAGTTCTACCTTACTTCCCGCTTGTCCTATTTCGTTTATCTCTATTATGTACGGACTTCGTGCAAATATTCTATTTATTATCATAGTTTTTAAAATTTTCTTTCATTATCGTGTCAAATAGTTCTTGGGATTCTAATCCGTAAGCATCTATTAATTCGTTAGGTAAGTTCTTAAATGCCGCTTCAAATGGTCGCGTAAAAAACATTGAAGGTTTTATTCCCTTTTGCCAAATTGAACGAGTTATGAGCATAGCAGTAGCGTCTTTTGATAAGAACCTTCCACCTTTATCCCTGAATTGGATTCGTCTTTGCCTAACCCACTTTTTAATACCTTCAGTTAACCCGCCTTCTTTACCAGTACCCGAACCAAATCGAAACCCACTTAAACTTCGCCCACTACTTACACCTCGAACTCCTTGGTCTTGATAAAATCCGTATTCTTCCATCTCAAAAAAGAAACGAATCGAATTAGGCATTACTTTAATATCTGCCGTTAAACTTTTACTTAAATTGCCTGAAGCATTTTTTTTGCGCAAATTGCTTTTCGCTTTTGCTATAACATAGTCGCGAAATTGCTCTAAGGCTTTAAGTTGTAGTTCTTTTTCCATTAACAACGTGTCATATCGTTAGGAAAATCAACATCAAAGGTCATAGCCCAACCCGCTAAATAGTTTTCAAATCGTTCTATAAAAGGTTCGCACGTTGGCGCTCCGTTTAGGTGGTAAAGGTTGTCCCAAATATTTCCGTGTTTAAGCATCTCAAACGCTCGGTTTAAAATCGCAAGCTGAGTATTTAAAACGTCTATTTCGTTATCCGCAGTTTCGAACGTGTTGGGTGCTTCTTCTTTTCGTTGGCTTACGTTATCCATAGCCATCAAAGTAACATTCGCAGTTATTACGTTGTCGTTAAACGTAACCTGATTAACCATTATATGAACCAATGGAAAAATAGTTTGCTTACCTAAGTCAACGTTGAATATTGAACCTTGCGACACGGTATTAACTAACGGGTCTGCGTTAAAGTGTGTTTTTAGTTCGTTTAGTAAAGAATAGTATCCGTTCATTTATGACTTTTTTTAATTTCCATTATTTCTATTTCGTTTTTTTCTGCTTCAAAGGTAAGATAGGTAAGACATTTATATAATCCGTATTTAACAACCTCGTCGTATTTTGTAAGGTCTCCTTTAGCGAGTCCATAGATTGAGCTATACCATCCCCACTTTTTCCCGAACTGAGTTCGTGCGCTAAAGTCGCTTGTTCGGTCTTGTTCATCGTCTTCAGTTCGTTCTCCAAATAATTTAGGGTAGCGTTTAATAACACGTTTCCTAAAGTCCAAAAAAAAACCGAAGCCGAAATAGCTACGTCCATCGGCGCAAACTTCATTAAATCGCAGTATTCACCCGCTCCCGTGTATTCTATTATTTCGTATTTATCTTTGTTTCGTATTTTGATAGGTCGGTACATTACCGCCATTGCCTTGTGGAAGTCATCCCACTTCGAAAGATAGTTATCTAAATCTACATATTCGCCAAAACTTATATTTTCCAAGTCAGGAATAAACCCAAACTCAATGTTTCCGATTTTAAATGTAGGTTTGAATTTTGGTTTTTCGTTAAATATTTTTTTAAAGTGTAATATCAATTCGTTAACGCTTGTCAGTTTCATTTTAACAACTTCCTTTAGTTCTATTCCGCAAAATATTTCAATCATTTTCTGCGCTATAAATTCCTCGTCGTTGGACGTTTGTTGCAACTTCAGGAACTTTTGGTAGTTCACTAAAGGGATTTCGCTAATTGAACTCGGAACGGTGATGTCTAACTTCATAACTTATAAACTATTTATTCGTGTTTTTGTAATTCACAACATACTCGTGTGCGTGAATAAGCATTTCAAAGTGAGCCGTAAAACGTGCCATATTATTGAACACTATTCGAACTCGTTTGCCAGTACGCTCGTAAATGTATTGCTCAACTCGTGCAATCATTACTTGCATATCGTTTGTTTTATCGTATTGCATAGCTTCCGTAGTTTGAACCTATCCCAAGCGTTTCCATTTCGTGATAACGGAACGCATCAATAGCGTGGTTATTAAAATCTATTGGCTTGTTTAATCGTTTGCCTTGTTTGTCCGTATCCCAAACGTATGAACGTAGTTCTTTGATTAGGTTTTGACTATTCGAAGTTACTAAGTATTCGTTGCGCTGAATAACATCTATTCCGTAGTTTATCGAATCTTTGCCTTTGGTTACTCCTTTAATCGTGATTCCGTAGCGTTTAATTTCGTCTATTGATTTCGGTTCGGAACTATCTGCATACACCACTACGTTTTTCGGTAGCAATTTTGCGATGTCGCTATTTAATAACCCCGTTTGGTATGCTAATTCATTTACTATTCGTTGCCCGTTGTAATTGTATATTTCTATTATTGCAGTCGGGTCGTTAGTGTAACCAAAGTCCAACCCTATTCCTAACAACTTCGCTTCTTTGGGTATTGTGTCTATTTGTTTCCAATTTGAAAAAACTACTCCTTCGAGCATTCCTAATTGACCTTCGCCGTAAACTTTCCACCAGTTCGCCCAATACGTTGACGTCTTCGCTTTGTCTTTATTCTTTTCGATTTGGTCTACTATTGATTGGTCTAAGGCTTCGTTATCTTTGTAGGTTAGAATTAAAAAATCGGAGTCGGGTTCGTCTTTTAGTTCCGTATGCACCCAAAATTCGTTTGCTGGGTTGAAATCTAAATATACTTCCTTTCGTGTTCGTATAGCCAACTCGTTATAGGAATCAAAAGTAACATTGTTACATTCGTTGATATAAAGAATATCGCGCCTTGCTCCGCGTAGTTTACTCGAATCGTCTGCTGAAAAGAATTCTATTACGCTTCCATTTGCGAACTCATAACGCAGTAATGACTTGTTAAACCTATCCTCAAAGAATCTACCCGTCCATTTCATTATTTTTAGGAAATCCTTTAACGCACCCCGTCTTAAATGTGGGATAGTTTCAGCTACTACGCTTATTTCAGTTCTTGGAAATGTAGCAGCCTTTGTTATTAATATCGGTAGGATTCCGTATGTTTTCCCCGCAGAAGTTCCACCCTGAATTATTTTGATTCGTTTTTTTAAACTATTTATTTTACGGATTGCTGTCGTTATTATCATAGTTTAATTTATAGTATTTTTCAGCTGTTATTCCCCAGCATAGTAATTCAGTTTCATTTATACTTAAAGCATTAAGTATTTGTTTCTTTTCAACTTGTTTTGCTTTATCTAAAACTTCTTGAGGTATTCCAATTAAAGCATCTTCACCAAAATTTTTTATTCTCCATTTGTTTAATTCTTCAAATGCAATATCTACTGCTGATTTCATATAAATAATTTAGTTTGTGCCGTGTGGTTATTTATTCTTTGCATTGCTTTATCAAAATACTCTTTGTCAAGTTCACAAGCCGTTAAATCAAAGCCGTAATCATGGCACGCTATTGCTATTGAGCCACTACCTAAATGAGTGTCAAGTATTTTGTCGCCTTGTTTAGCATATTTATCTAAAAGCCATTTGTAAAGTGCTACTGGTTTTTGTGTTGGGTGGATTCGTATTTCTTTATTTTTCATATCTCCTTGTAACATTCCATTCCATCTAAATTCAAATTTTCTAACTGCTGTTTTA